TGTAGAACTGGAGCAGCAAACTGACCAGTGCTCAGAGTGGTTTGTGCCGTTGTGGTTACATCACCTTCAATGAAAGATTCTGTAAAAGTATATGCACTACCATCGGTGGTGAGACCATATGTGGTTGGATTATATCCAACTGCACTTCCAGCAGTAAGAGAACCAAGTCCACCTACAGTTGATGGGGTGATGTTGCTACCACTTACAGAATATGTAGAACCGATTCTGTTAGTTTGAACAACGGGTGAATCAACAGTTAGTTGAACACTAGAAGAGAGTTTATGAGTAATATCGGCATGTGCAGGTGCCGCCATCAGTAACATTCCAAAAGCAATTAATGCTTTTTTCATTTGGAGGATTATATGCATAACTGAGATTATTTATGATTTTGATTAGCATAAATAAAATGAATTCATAAAATTGAAATGAACGAACAACAAAATCATTTAACACAACTCATTGAGCAAAGATCCAAACTTGCATCAGATTTAGAATCACTTGGAAGTCAATCTACAAGAACCAGAGAGTTGTTCTTGAAAACACAAGGTGCTATTGAGTATCTGGAAGCAGTCGGAGTCACACTGCCAGAACCAGAAGTCACCGAAGAAGCAGCAGAAGAGGGTTGACGGATACAGTTTGATTCCTTATAATATGAGGGTCAACAAGGGCAAGTAGTTCAGCGGATCAGAATAGCGCACTTCTAATGCGTAGGTCGGGGGTTCGAATCCCTCCTTGCCTGTTGGAAACTTTATGTTTCCTTTAATCCCCCGTAGCTCAATAGGCAGAGCACAGAGCGATTAACTCTGGGGTTACAAGTTCGATTCTTGTCGGGGGAGACTGCCCTATAAGCATTGAGGCGATGCAGCGGTTTTGTAAACCGCAGAGGATGGTTCAATTTCCGTCATAGGGCTTGACAAGGTTACGATCTTGTCTTATACTTCATATGTCCGTGTGGAGGAAGTGTATTGGGGGACCTCTAATGCCCCCATACCTTGCGGAAGTAACTCAACGGTAGAGTCACAGCCTTCCAAGCTGTTGGTTGCGAGTTCGAATCTCGTCTTCCGCTTCAGAAAACTATATAGTTTTCTGTATAAATACTTTACCTTTTGTAACAATATGCAAAAGGTAAACAACAGAACCAAGTCGAGGTTCTTTTCATCTGTGGGTAACCATTCCACAAGTAAAAAAAACGAGGTATCTAAAATGATTAAATCTGTATTCGCAGCAACTGCTGCTCTCTCCATGTCCGCTGGTGCTGCTTTTGCAGGTCCCTATGTTAATGTCGAAACCAATGCTGGTTGGTCTGGCAGTGACTACTCTGGTGCTGCAACTGATCTGCACGTCGGTTATGAAGGTTCTTCTGGTCGTGTAGGTTACTACGTCCAAGGTGGTCCTCAGATCCAAACTCCCGATGGTGGTGACACCGAAACCGTCTTCTCTGGTAAGGCTGGTGCTTCTGTTGCTGCTACCGAAAACCTTGGTATCTATGGTGAACTTTCCTTCGCAACTGGTGCAGGTGATGCCGACACTGGTTATGGTGCTAAGGCAGGTCTGAAGTACAACTTCTGATAGATAATCGGAAATAATCCGATTTTGTTAACAAAATTGGATATCCGATTTTGTTAGGGTCCTTAAACAAAGGGACCCTTTTTTGTGTCTTAATAAACTTTAAGAATAAGTAAAAATACTCTATATAACAAGGTTTGTTATTAAACTAACTTAACTTTATTTTAAAGACAAGATCTGAAGAAAATGTTATGATGATCTGGTCTTTAACGGACAAACTGGCAAACATTACAAAGGAATTAAAAAAATGAAAGCAATCGCACTTGCCGCACTGGCTCTGTCAGCACTGGCGACACCTGCCCTTGCAGGACCCTATGTGGAGTCCAAGCACGAATTCAAAGGAACAGATGACGATTATAAGAAAGCAGTTCATCAGGGACGTATTGGATACGAGGGTAAAGTAGGAGCACTGACTCCTTACATTGAAGGTGGTCTTGGCGTCTCTTATCCTGATGGTGGAGAATCTGAAACCTTCACTGCTATTGAGGTTGGTAGTAAGATTAAGTTCACCAATAAGTTCAGTGGCTATGGAAAGTTTGAAAACATCATGTATGATGATAAAGATGACTGGAAAGTCGAAGTCGGCACCAAGTATAAGTTCTGATAGGTAATATATGAAACTCAAAGTAATTGCAGCAGTTGCAGCAGCCGCACCCTTAATGGTTGCATGTGGTGCTGCACAAAAAACAGAAACCTTCACTCTGAATGGTGCTGGTGCATCATTCCCTGCTTCCATCTATACCGCATGGTTTGCAGAATTTGCTAAGGATACTGGCAATCAAGTTAACTATCAAGCAGTTGGTAGTGGTGCTGGTGTTCGTCAGTTCATTGCAAAGACCGTTGATTTTGGTGCCTCTGATGGTGCTGTAAAGGATGAGAAGCAACCTGCTGAAGGTATGGTTCACATCCCCATGACTGGTGGTGCTATCGTTCCTGCATATAATAATCCTGGTTGTGATGCCAAGATTACTCAGACACAACTTGCTGATGTATTCCTAGGCAAGATCACTAACTGGTCTACTTTCGGTTGTGCCGATGGTTTCATCAAGGTCGTTCATCGTTCTGATGGTTCTGGTACTACCAAAGGTTTCACTAACTCCCTATCTGCATTTTCTCCCGAGTGGAAAGCAAAGGTTGGTACAGGTAAAGCAGTGAAGTGGCCTGTTGGTATTGGTGCCAAAGGAAACTCTGGCGTTGCAGCACAACTATCACAAACTCCTGGTTCTATCGGATACGTCAATTATGACTATGTGAAGAATGGAAAACTGCAACAACCTGCTCTTCAGAACAAAGCAGGAAACTTCGTTAAGGCATCTGCCGAAACAGCTTCTGCTGGACTTGGTGAGATTGTTCTTGATTCTCAGTTGCGTGGTGCTGATGCTAATCCCGCAGGTGCAAATGCTTATCCTATCGTCTCCTTGACTTGGATTCTTGCATATCCTGAGTATGAGAAGAATGAACAAGTGAAAGAAACTCTTCGTTATATGTTGACGCCTACCCAACAGCAAAAAGCTGATGGTCTTGGTTATGTTCCTCTTCCTGAGGGTCTTCGTCAGAAAGCACTTGCTGCTGTTGACACTCTAAAATAAATGTGATATAATATTGGGGTCTTCGGACCCCTTTTTTTATGACTGTACCATTTTTTGTTGAAAATCCAACTCTTCTTCATCGTCCTATTGTAGAAGTACCCTATGATATTGTTCAGTATTGTGATTCTTTCACTGTAGATGCAAATAGAGAGGATTTACGATATATCGATTGTGTTTGGATGCATATGGGTTACTATGGCACACCAGCACATGTTATGAAAGCAGTTCGTGACGAATGGAATCCTTCTGTAATTCCAGTTTTTGAGTAATGTTAAATACCATTGAATGTGTGAATATTTCCCAGATGAAAATTAACCTTTGGTATTGTGGTGATATGAAACTTTGGAGATGGACTCTTACTGATAATCGTCGTCCAGTTTCTAGAATGGAATCTGGACAGCAACCATTTCTCAGAGATGCTATGAATGATGTGGCTAATACTGTAGAATATATGTTAGAATGTTCTCAATCCGAATAGAAATTTTCTTTTAATTATTATAAATACATAAAAAACTGAAGAAGTAAGATCACATTATAACAATGGATAATATTAAAATTAGATGCCGTTCCTGTAGTAAGGAATTAGAGGGGCATCCAAGCAAGACTGTTTCTTGCGGTTGCCCTAACATGGCAACTATTAGGGGTGAAAAGATCTCAGCGGTTGACTTATCGTTAGTCGTTATGTTAAACTCTTATCAATCTCAAAGAAAGAAAAATGTTCTTACCAATGAAGATATTCTTTGGCAAGAACAGAGAAGACAACGTAAAGTTCGCAAACTGGACTTTGAAATTAGATAAGGAAGGTCAAGCCGATAGGTGACGGCAGCTGTCTTGAAAACAGTCGAGGTGTTAAATCCCTTAGGCGTTCGATTCGCCTACCTTCCGTTTAGATATATTATAAACTTAATATTTTCTTTAACTGTGTTACGAAATGAACACTTTCTTGACACTCTAGAAATATCGACTATCATAGCTAGTATGTATTTCACATTAATACCATGGATCAACACACCTATGAGAATTGGGTGAAAATAAAAAAAACATTTGAAGAGTCTGGAAATACGGATAACATGTTTTACAAAAGAGCTTGTGAAATTGTAAAAACCAGAAGAGATCCCCTTGCAAAATTTCTTGGAGATGAGAAATGATGGAACCATTTGATGATGATTACGTAACACGTTCTGAAGTTCAGGAGATGATCGATGATGCAATTCGCAAACACAACCGTAATGCCTCAATTATTTCTATGTGTGTTGGTTGGGCTGTTCTTGCTCTTTTTGCTGAAGGTCTCCTTCGACTCATAGGTGTGATTCCACCCTTAATTTCATGGTTAAAGATTACTCTGAACTAATTTTTTAGTTCTGTTAATTATTTTGGAGAGTTATGGACAGAATTACACAACTCAAAAAAGAAAATAAGTGGATGAAGGAAGAGATTCGACGATTGAGACATCAGTTGTCTATCAAAGAAGAAAAAGAATGGGCACACCCAAACTCTTGCGTTCACAACTGCGACCCTTGGGAAACATGGAAATTCATCAATTAGGTATACTCATTTTCATGTGTATGTTCGGAGTATTTTTATTTGTGGTTTCTATTTTAACGGATTGGTAATGGGACACTTCGCAGCAGCAGCACTAAACAACCAGATTGTATTGGGAATTCTATGTTATGTGTTGATTTTTGTGCCTATTCTGGGCATGTGGGCAGTCCACAAATACAACTGGCAACACTGGGAACCATTTGACAAGGGACACAAGAAGTAGTATAATTACTTCTGTACCGGGGATTAGTAAAATGGTATCACGCTGCTTTTGGGAAGCAGAAACGCAAGTTCGATTCTTGCATCCCCGATTGCCAGTGTCATAACTGGCATACTTGACTACATAGTCACGACACCTTATAATAACTGGGTAAACCAAAAACAACAATGGCACTGACTGAAAAATTTAAGACCAAAGATATTGGCACATTGCGTGCTGCATCTAATGGAGATTTTTTTCTTGACGTAAAGAGTCCGAAACTTTACAAAAAAATCCGTCGATATTATGAATCTGAAGGAGTTATCTTTTCTGGAGAACCTCTTGATGATTATGAAATGTTAATGGAAAACCTTTTTCAAGATCTTCAAGCAGTTGAGGTTGCATGAACGATTTAGATACTAAGTCTGTTGCTTCAACTAAGACTATTGTTATTCATGAACGGTTTCCTTATCGATTCGTTCAGAAAGGTCACATTCAATTGAACGGAAATCCTGATTTCCGTATGCAAAAAGCAAACGAGTATACTAAAAAATACTCTGATGTTTATTTGTTTGATAATGGAGATCAGATGCTTCTTGCTATTGAAGACCATTCATATACTGTTTGGTTAGACCCTGATGGTGGTCCTTGTTATGTTAAAGACTCGGTAGGTCGTTAAACTAGCCCTGGTCGGTTGAAGTATCCCCTTCATTCCCGAGTCTTGGAATGACTCTAAACTTACCCTGGTGGAGTCATTAGACCTCCTTAGAGTTTACTGCCTCTCTCAAGGGCAGTTGGTGCGGATGGGGTTTATACTCCCGCCCAGTTTCTTGC